GTAAGCGTAGGTAGGCGTCTTCAGGTAGACTGCCTTTTCGCCGGTCAGTTCGCTGATGGCTTTGACCAGAGGCTTGCGGTCGGTTGCGTTCAAAGTAATGTTCATGTGGAAATCCTCCTTTAATTTTGGTACTACATATATCACTCTAAAGGCACAAAATAGCAAGTCATATTTGAGATATAAATGTACCAATTCTATGCCTTCAGAGCTTGTGTAGATTACCAATTATGCCGAGGCGATTTCCTCATAGTTGTAGGTCAAGCCATCACGGACCATAGTGACACCGGCAGCGGAGCCGACCTGATCGATGTAGCGCTTCACGATTACATCGCAGAACTTTTCGTCCAGCTCAATGGTGTAGCAGATGCGGTTTGTCTGCTGGCAGGCAATCAGCGTGGAGCCACTGCCGCCAAACGGGTCAAGCACCAGCGAGTTTGCCATGCTGGAGTTCATAATAGGATACGCCAGAAGCGGGATCGGTTTCATAGTCGGATGGTCACCGTTTTTCTTAGGCTTATCAAATTCCCAGATGGTGGTTTCCTTGCGGCCCGTGTACCATTGATGCTTTCCGGCTTTCTTCCAGCCGAACAGCACAGGCTCATGCTGCCACTGATAAGGACTGCGGCCCAGCACCAGAGATTGCTTCTTCCAGATGCAGGTGCCGGATAAATAAAATCCCGCATCGGCAAACGCCCTGCGGAAATTCAGTCCTTCGGTATCGGCATGGAAAACATAGATGGAAGCGTCGTCGGCCATAGCAGAGTACATCTGTGTGTAGGCATCCAGCAAGAACTGGTAGAAGGCGCTGTTTTCCATATTGTCGTTTTTGATTTTACCGGCGCTGCCTTCGTAGTTCACATTGTACGGAGGGTCCGTCACCACAAGGTTTGCCACCTTGCCATTCATCAGAAGGTCGTAGGTTTCTGCCTTGGTGGAGTCGCCGCAGACCAGACGGTGATCGCCCAGCTGCCACAGGTCACCGGCCTTGGAGAAGGTCGGCTTCTGAAGCTCGGCCTCCACATCGAAATCGTCATCGTGGACGCCTTTCTTGGTATCCTCACGGAATAGAGCTTCAAGCTCCGCAGGCTCGAAGCCGGTGAGCGAAACGTCGAAGTCGGTGCCTTGCAGGTCAGCGATGAGCAGAGCCAGCTTGTCGTTGTCCCATTCGCCGCTGATTTTATTGAGGGCCACATTCAGCGCTTTTTCCTTTTCTTCGGAAAGCTCCACGACCACGCAGTCCACTTCGTTCATGCCCATATCAATAAGGACCTTCAAACGCTGGTGACCACCAACGACACGGCCAGTGGTCTTGTTCCAGATGACCGGCTCCACATAGCCGAACTGCTCGATGGAGCGTTTCAGCTTTTCGTATTCCTTATCGCCGGGTTTCAGGTCCTTACGAGGGTTATAATCGGCAGGCAGAAGGTCGGCTGTGTTTTTCTTCTCAATCAGCATATTTCTTCACCGCCTTTTCCAGTTCCTTGGTCTTGTCAATATTCTCCCAAGTGCCTTTATAACCATTGAAGTGGCCGTAGGCAGTGGTTTCGGAGAAGTAAGGACTGCGCAGGTGCAACAGAGAAATGATAGCAGCGGGACGCAGGTCAAAGACCTCCATCACGGCTTTGCGGATAATTTCTACATCGACCTTTTCTGTACCGAAGGTATCAATCTCCACGGCAGTTGGCTCGGCCTTGCCGATAGCATAAGAGATTGCCACCTGACATCTGTCAGCCAGCCATGCGCCTACAATGTTACGAGCCACAACTCTGGCCATGTAAGCACCGGAGCGGTCAACCTTGGTAGCGTCTTTGCCGGAGAAGGCACCGCCGCCGTGAGCAGCAAGACCACCATAGGTATCCACCATAATCTTTCTACCGGTCAAGCCAGTATCGGCAGCAGGGCCACCTTCCACAAAACGACCGGAAGGATTGATGAGGATTTCCGTTTTCTTCGGGAAGTGGTAGCGACTGAGCAGAGGATAGATGATCTCGGTGATGATTTCACGGCGAAGCTCATCCAGACCTTTGCTTTCCTTATGCTGCACGGAAACGATGATGTTCTTTGCGCTGACAGGTTTGCCATCGTGGTATTCAATGGTTACCTGCGCTTTCCCGTCAGGACCAATATCACGAATGGTACCATCATGCATGGCATCGTCCAGACGCTTGCACAGGTCATTGACGAACAGAACGGGAGTAGGCACCTTGGCCCATGTCTCATTGGTAGCATAACCATAAACAGTGCCTTGGTCACCGGCACCAACGGAAGCGAAGATATCGTCGCTATCCACATCACGGGTTTCCAGCGCTTTGTTTACGCCACCGGCGATGTCAGCGCTCTGGCGATGCACATACACGAACACGATAAATTTCAGCGGGTTATATCCGACTTTGGCAAGAGTCTGACGGACCACCAAGCGGATATCGATTTTCTTTGAGCAGGTGATTTCACCACACACAAAGATTTTTCCTTTGGTCGCCATGACTTCACAGGCCACACGGGAATTGCGGTCTTTCTTCAGGCACTCGTCCAGAATGGCGTCGGCGATCAGGTCACAAAGTTTGTCCGGGTGTCCAGCGCAGACACCCTCGGCTGTTTTATAAGAAATGTTCATAATCAAAGTCCTTTCCTTGCCATCAGAAGGCGCTCCATGACATCGTCCTGTGGAGTAGCACCGCCGTATTCCGTGGCACAATTTTCTTTTACGATTTGGTAGATTTCCATCCAGAGCCTGTTGGTCTGGCTCATGAAGTTCTGGCTCATCGCCACATAGGGCGACTGGATTGCATTGCCGGTAGTCGGATGCTTTGCCAGAAAGCCGAACTCTGTAATTGCTTCTTCACACTGAATCCAGCGGGCCACGCTCATGGCGTAGCGTTCCAGAAGCTGGGGAGATACGAGAGCAGCACAGCCACGCTCGTGCAGCCAGTCCCATGTCTTTTTGTAAATATCCGCTGCGACCAGCTTTTTGCCATCCTTCTGTTTGGCAGACAGTAGCTTGGATGGTTTGGGCATCGCTTGACCTTCTAAATCGACCGACTGATTATCAAAGTCAATGACAGTCAATGCTCGTTTGCCCGGATTGCCTTCAGCGATTTTCTCAGCTAAGGGTTTCTTTTTGGCTCCTGCGCCAACACGAGCGCCGCCTCGGTTGGTACCGTCCTTAGCCATTTGCATACACCTCCTTTGGCAGGGCCTATATACCCCGTTTGAAACTGCGATTTTGTGCGTAAGACCCCACGCCCGTTGCACGGCATAAAGGTCGTAGAGATTTGACCTGCCCCTACCGGTCACGATTGTGCCAGCGATCACCACGCTCTGCATGGATTCTGGCATGACAAGACTTACAAAGAGCAATCAGGTTATCTCTTGCATGTGTGC